TCTAGCTCGGCGACTTTGCCGGTAGCGGCTTCCAATTTCTTGATCAAATGTGGAAGTGCCACGCCGGAGTAAACAGCGTAAGCCCTGGTATCTGGATCAGACTCAAGCAAATCAGACTCACCGCCTGCTTGTTGGATCTCCTGCAATACATTTTTATCCAGCGATGACAGCACCGCGTGCTCAGCAAACGTGTTTTTCCAAACAGATTCCGAAGCTTTTGCGGCTTGCTCTTTATAGGCTTGTTCCATCCGCAGCTCTTCTGATTTGGCTTGCTCTTGCTGCTCAGCATACGCGGCAGACGCGTTTTCTCGCAGGTAATCCCGACGGCGAGAGACGTCTGCCAGATCATCGGCCATGCGATAGAGGCGGACGCGGTCACGTTCGCTGAAATCCCCGGCCAACTCGGTCAAGGCGTCACTGCCCTCAGTGACCGACTCCTCACGCAACGCATTGACCAGCTTGCGGGCGTCGATCTTGTAGCGTTCAGCCATAGACGATGCGGTGTCGAGAATAGCCTGAGTAGGCTCCAAAACGGCGCGCTTGAATGTGGGTGATGCCTCGACTCGCGTGACGGAAATCTCCCGCTCGTACTCAGCTAGTTGGGAGCGAAGACTTTCGACCTCCTCTGAGTTCTGAGAGGCTGACTTGGCTTCTTCGACTGCTTTCTCAAGCTCAGAAACACGCGTCTTGTAAGTCTTCAACTCCGACTTCAACTCCTTGAACTTTGTCCCAGCAGAAGCAGACATGTTCTTGGAATCTTCGTCCTCTGCCTCCGCCGCAGCTTCAGGCCCGTCACTCGACTCCTCTTCCGTGGACTTAGGTTCTTCATCCTTGGCCTCGGCCTCGGCGGCCGGTTCATCTGCCTGTTTCTGCTCCCACGGAGGGGTCTCTTCGCCCTTCTCGAACTTTTCGAGACGGTCGGTCAGCCAAGAGCCGAAGTCGCCCTCGGATTGCGGTACATCGTTGACAGTGGACGAAGGCGTCTCCTGGGTAGGGGACGGCATCGTTGTAGGTTCAGCTTGGGCCGGTGTGGCCTCGGTTTCAGTAGGCATAGATTATTGTTGGGGTGTGTTTCCCCACGGCTCGGGAAGCTTCTTGCGTGGGTCCGGGGGATCCTCGGTAAGTTTCTGCAGGGCTCGGTGAAAGTCATAGTAGCCCGCGCTACGTGCATGTTGTAAAGCGGCTGAAGTCACTGCATCGGCCCCTGCGTGCGAGGTCATTCGTGGGAAGTTACTATGTAAGAGAACTTCGAGGGCGTCGCGAATAGGCGCAGAGGCTAACGCTCGTCGCAGTGACATCCGGAGTTCCGGATCTTCGTTCCACTCTCGTAAAGTCATTACCAGGCTTTGCAGGCCCAATAGGCTGCAGTAAGTTTACTGTGAGCTTTAGTGTCACAGCCGTGCCGGGCGCGGAAAGATTTGCGACGCTCAGGTATGTTCTTTTTGATAGTCATGTTGGGGTCTCCAAACATTATGGATTTCGTCTTACCGTTGTCAGAGGCGAGTACTTTGAATTTTTTACGGCCGTATCCGGGCTGGCCTTTTTGAATTCGCTGCGGCTGGTTAACTTTCATCTCTAGTTACACACTCTTCCCGATTTTGTTGGCCACCTCGGCGTCGCGAAGCGCGAGTTTTTGGCGAACCTCGGCGACCCGGAGATTGAGTTTGGTGCGATGCACTTCCTGCATCATCTGAAGCTTGAGCTGATGCTCTTGAAGCTTTTCTTCAAGCCTGTCGGCAAAGTCCTCCGCGATAGGCGGAGCCAGTTCTGCGGCCGAGGCCATCTCCGGACCCTGTGCGGCTTGTTGTTCGCGAATCTTCTGAACTTGCTTAACCCCGTTATTGACGATCTCGCCGAATTGCTGGAGCGACTGGCGCAGCATTGCGCCTTCTTCCGGAATAGTCGTGTCCATCGACACCTGTTCCACGTGCATCGTGGTGTGTCCGAACAACGCCACCATTCCGTCAATGACCTGCTCTATAGGCGCATTTCCGCCTTCCACGGCTTCGGCAATGTCGCTCAGAGCCGTCAGGTGGACGCGGGCGTGCTCAAGATGGTTTTCATTGGGTAGAATTTCAATTTCGGCACCGCCACGCAGATCCTGATTTTCCAACATCGCGACTTTGACGTCGATGACCGGTCGCGTCTCGGCGTCTGGTGAAGGCGTGTAACGATCCGCCAAGTCATAGCCGAAACGCGCGGCCACACGGTCACGGATAGCGGCTTTGCGGCCATACTCATCGAAGCCCGGCATAAGCTGGGTCAACTCGTCGGTAGCCAACAGGCGAGCTGCCTCGGACCCGGACCCAATAGCACGGACGGGGCGAACCGAATCTAAGTCGATCGCAGTGATAGCTTCGGGTGGGACGCCGCGCATCATGCAACGCTGTTTGAATTCCAGTATCTCCCGGCTGCCGGGTTCTCCCTCTACATAACACCCGCACACAAAACGCCGCACGGTCTCCTTGAGAACGCGTCCCCAAGGTTCATAAAACAGATTCAAGGCGGCCAGGGACAGGCGCGACTGTCCGGAAAGAATCGCCTGGGTCTCAAACTTGGTTTTCTCACGGCTGTCGTTGATGGCCGACTTAGCTCCCTCATAGACACCGGTTTTGACCTGCATCTGAGTCACCAGATCGGCGAGGAACGGCATGGCTGATTTGCTGACGTCGGGCATGGCGCGCTCGACGACATTGACAGTGCCGGGCGCGAGGACCGAGTAAGGTCCGTAGTAAGTAAAGTTCAGATCCTCCAGCGCCTGCTCGTCACTCGGCTGCAGGAGGAGAGTAGAGCTGAGCATGGCCCCGTCCGCCATCTGGCAACGAAGGCGGTTGCTAAGCTGAATCTGCGGGAAGATTTTATAACCAAGGCCACGAATGGAGTGATAGTAGCCGTTCGTTCCGATGCCGAACGGGAAGAAAACGAACGCCGAATTGACGTGGCGGTAGAGGCTCTTCTTAACGCACAGGAATTTCTCGGAGTCGTTGTTTTCCAAAGTCATGTAATAAGACACAGTGCCGTCAAACTCTTTGACCCAGGCATGGATAACTTTGACTTCTGAAGCCCCGGCGGTTCCGGCGAAGAGATCGTTGTTCTTGAACTCGCGCTGCAGAGACTCCCAGTCGGTAAACGTGCCGATGGAGTTGGAGCCATTGGTTGCTTTGACCAAGGCTTTGCGAACCTCGTCGACGTCCCAACCCATATCGGCCGCAACTTCCGGGTCTTCAATAAACTTGTAGAGCTGGTGAACTTGGTAGGACCTTACGCAGATAGCAACTTCGATCTCATCCTCACAGGCCAAGGTTTTGCGCGGGATCAAGAAGTCACCGAACATCGACACCCGCCAGCGCCAATCAATGTCATCCTCCCAATAAGCAATCCCTACGCCGTGGGCCACAAAGTTCTGTACCAAAAGTTGGTAATTGAAGTGGAACTGGGGCCAAGAACGAATGGCCCTCGTCAATTCCTGAGCCAATACATCGTTGTATTCGGCTCGTCTCTTGGAGTCCCCGAACTCGGTTTTGAGAGTCAGGAGGTGTTCGACCGAATGAATGAGATCAATGTAACCGGCGGTAGCGCTCTCAAGAATGGCCGAGGCCTCGTCGAAATTCACATTGCAGCGATAGGCTTGGCCACTGGCGATCAAGTCAGAGTCGCTGTATGGTGGAACTCCGTCGAACATCGCCTGTATTTCGGCGCGGTTCCGGGAAGACTTGTCATCTGCTTCCTTGAGTTTTTTGTAGATCTCGTGCAGAGACTTCGAATCCTTGATGCGATCTCTCGGAGGCGCACCGGACTCGGAAATGTTTTCCAGAAGTGTGTCGTTAGTCACCATGTCACAGGTCCTCCATTGCCGAGCGCAAACGAGAAAAAGCCCGCTTCTTTTTCTCTTCCTCCTCGAAAGCTAAATCAGGGGTGGGTTCCTCGGGGGGCAGCGGCGGGGTTCTACCGTCGTAGAAGCCATCTTTTTCCCACGATTTGATCGGTTTCTTGCCTTGGTATGTACTCCAGGAACGCTGCGTTGTATTGGGTTTATCACCCACGTAGTCACTCCACGAGCGTTGCCTGGTGTTGGGGCGGCTACTCATACTGTCTCCTCAAGCACTTTGATGCGTTTGCGGGTTTTCGGGAAAACGAGTTGCTCGGTGTCAAAGCGCGGGGTCACGGCTTCAGGAGAGTCGAGTGGGTCAGGTTCCGGATCTATTTCCGAAGACCCGCCGCTGAGTTCGTCGAGAATGAGCTTGGCCAGACTGCCATCCTTGCACCCATGACAAACCACGGCTTCCGAACGAATTGGAGCGTTGGTCTTGAGATCGGGGTGGGGCATGTCGAAGTTGTCAGAAATAATCTGCCCGTTTTTTCGGCGGTAATTGCGGGTCTTCCAGTTGTGCTGCATGAGCTGGGTGTCGTGCAGATGCGGGAGGACTTCCCACTGAATCCAGACATCGAAGGCAATGCCGTTCTCGAACTTCCAGAGCGCTGAACGGTTGGTGAAATCCCCAGGATAGATCGCGGTGCCGCACATGTGGTGGCCGTCGATGACAAGCTGGTTGTCCTTGTCTTTGTAAAAGGTGGCCTGCTTCGGTCCCATGAAAATGGCCTGCGACAAATTGTAGTCAGTCTGGAGCGCATCGAGCCACCCGGTCTTGAGCGGGGTGTTGTCCAACTCGAACCAATACCAAGGCTGGTCGAGCAGGCCGTTGGCGAACATGTGCAAGATGGACGCGCGGAAATAATAGTTCGGGCCGAGGGGCCAGCCTTTGGCAGGGCAGTCAAAAATATGCGCCTCAGATTTGCGGAACATCGGTGAAATTGCTTCGCGGATGCGATTCACGTTGTTCGCGTTTTCAGTCGACCCGACAACTAGAAGGTCATGGTGCTGATACGGGCCGAAGGCCTTCATCAACGCCATGACGTCATCGGCCATGTGGACATCGGCCTCGCTGACAGGGATTACGAGGAGCATTATCTATTTTTTATCAACCGCACCTGCACGAATCAGAACTCTCGCGTCACGATCGCGTTGTTTACCGGCTGACTCGCGACCTCTTGAACCTTTGCTTTGTGGGCGCTCCTCGTCCAATACCCGACGCGCTTTTTTCAAGGCGTTTTCTTTTTCGCGCTCGGGGGCAGCTCGACGACCGCGCTCTTGTTGCATACGTTGCCCGTAACCAAGAGCATCAGGACTATAATCACGGCTATCAGGATACGCTTTTTTCCAGTCCATCGGTTTGGCCAACTTGTCGCGGCTTTTCTGATCCATAAGTGGTTACAGTCTACGGGTGTTGGTCACCTGTGCAAGTTAAAAATTTCCGTCGGCCTCGCTGACAGGAATTACGAGTAGCATTACTTAACCAAGCACGTTCCCGAGGCTTCCATTTATCCTGTCCAACTCAGTTTGAATCTCACTGCGTTTGAACTCGTAATACGGATCTTTTTTATCGAGGGCGTTTAGTTGACCGTTCAGACGCCCCCTGCGGGTGAGAAGCTCCGAGTTCGACTTATAGCCCCCCATATAAGCTTGGTCTGCAGGGTCGCCAAGTGTTGGGATGCCGCTTGCGAACTGGTTCATGCTGTTTTGTAGTGCGCTAATCATTGGAGTATTCTATGGGAATTACGAGGGTCATTATTGTTTTTTAGCAAATCTGTAAGGATTAGCCGTGGTGCCCTCACCAACCATGGATGATTGGGCTGATCTAAGCGCCGCGACGGCGGAATTATAGCCTCCTTGTTTATAAGCTTGATCAAATATGCTAGTGGCGGCTGCTTGCGGATTACGAGGGTCATATCCAGGAAAATCCGACCAATAAAAAGTTCCTGGCTGTCTAGGTCCTCCGCCGGTTTTAGTTCCTGTCATGCCTCCCGCTGAACCTGCGCCGCCTCTTCGGCCAGGATTAGTCCCCATTAATTTTTTACGCTTTTCAATATCTTCCAACTCTTCGTCAGTTAACTCGTTTCTTTGCATTTTGGCAGTATAGAGGTGACTGTCACCTGTGCAAGTTAAAAATCGCACGTCCTTTTTGATTTAGATTCCGCCCTGCCTTGGCCACGACATCCTTCTTTTTGAACCAACCCTTGTAGCCCGAGGATCTATTATAGGGATCTTTGGGGGTTTTGTCCGTGGCGCTAAGACCGAGCCGCGCCCGGCATAGGTCGATCAAGATAAAGGCGGCATCGGACAAGTCGGGGCTTTTACCGATCCGGGACTTCATGTCGGCCTTGCTCTCGACCCGAATCCGCATACCCGACCCCTTCTCGGTGGTATAGAGCCGCTCGGTCATTTCCCGGACCAAATCGCGGCCGACTCCGTAAAGCTGTTTATTACGGATTAACTCCTTACCGGCCCACCAAAGCTCGCTGACCCGGTTGGAGTATCGTTCGTGGCTCGGCGTAGTATCGGTTAACGATACGTGCCTGTCGCTGGCTTTGCCACCAAAGTGGACGCGAAGCACCTCCCGGCTCCAGACCACGTCGACTACGTCGCCGAACGGAGCACCGCCACCGGAGGCGTCGTAAGCCGCGTTTCGAGGCAGGACGCCCCAGGCCTCGCACTTGTCCCGGAACTGGCGGGCGATCTGGTAAGACCTCGGCTCGTCCTTGTTGGTCACGTCCTCTCGCAGTTCCTCGTAGTGGTCCAGGCAGATGACCTTCTTACCCTCGGCGTCAAAGCCACAAAACCCGAAGTAAAGAATCGTGCGGTCGCCGTTGGAGCTGAACGAGGGGTTTT